TTCAGGATTGGTGGCGTAATGAAGGCTGGTATCGATAGCAATGGTTTTTTTGGTATTGGGCCCAACGCAGGATACTCTTGGACCCCATCAGCACAATTGCATGTGTCTTCATCTGATGATGAGATGGTCTTTTTGTGTCACGATGCACAACAAAATCCTGTATTGGCAGTGACGGGTTCTGGTCGTGTCGGCATCGGCATCGCGTCCCCGTCCGCTTTGATGCACGTTTCAGGCGCCGGCGGTGTTCTTTTTCAAGTTGACGAGACTTCAGGATCAGCAGGAGATGCAATCTTATTTGTTACAGGTTCAGGCGGGCCCGGTCGCGTCGGCGTCGGTACCTCGACTCCTGGCTCTACTCTTCAAGTTAGCGGCTCTCAGGCTGGAAACTTTACTAGCTTCAGCGCCGACGTCACCTTAAACGAAACACACTTTATAGTAATGTTTACGGGCGACACCGGAGTAACCGGAACTCTACCGGGTGCGAATAAATCTCCCGGGAGAATATATCATTTTTTTAATCAACTCGACGAGGACTCTAATCCTGTTGTGGTGGCGCCCGACGGCTCGGATACCATTGGGGGCGAAGATGCACTAGCTCTAGACGCTAGCTCGGGGAATACCAGCGTATCGATATTTAGTAATGGATCTCAGTGGCTGCTCTTTGGTTTATATAGCCAGGGAGAACACGGTTAATAATATTCTCTTTTGTTAGGAAAAGCGGAACTTTAGTCATTTCCTCATCCTACATACTATTTATTTTTGATAACATGTCAGAATCTGGAGTAATTCTATGTCTTCGTTGTTAGAAGAAGCTATTGTTGACGCGAAAGCGCTTAAGGAAGCGGCATTGAAAAATGCCGAAGATGCCGTATTGGAAAAGTATTCTCGTGAAGTTAAGTCTGCCTTAAGTACTCTATTAGAACAAGAGGACATGGACCTAGGCGCCGATATGGGTGGTGACGATTTGGGTCTTGGTGGTGATTTGGGCGGTGGAGCCGCCGAAGAACCGGCAACGCCCGGAGATGCCAGTTTCCTTGAGGAAACCCCTTATGCTTTTCAGACTGAAGAGTTGGATGCCCCAGCCGCGGACGAAATTGTGGAAATTGACTTCGATCAGCTGAAGGCCCGCTTAGAAGAAGAAGAGGCCGAAGGACTAGGGGGCTCCCCCCAAGATCTTATGGGATCGGAAGAGGTTGCTCTGGAACTTCAAGAAGACATCACCAATCAAGAATTACAAGATGATGCTGAAGAAGATACTGCTTCAATTGCGAAGGGATCTTATGTGGGTCAAGATGTTGAATCCGGCGGCGCCAAGCGCTCGGAGGATGATCTTGATGAAGAAATCGAAATATCTGACGAAATGGTTGACTCCCTAGTTAACGAACTTCTTAATGTCGATATGGACCCGCAACTACAGGGATGGTCGTCCCTAGGCTCCGCTTATAATAGCACGGAGCAGGCCAACAATGATGCAATGGCAGACGCTGTTGCAGCACACCTCACCGAAGACGATGAGGAATTAGAAGAAGAGGCACGCTCAGTTTCTACTGAATCCGACGTGGACCTCTATGAATCAAGAATCAAGAATCTTAATGTTTCTGTTAAAGAGTTAAAATCTTTGTTACAAGAGGCCAAATTTCAACTTCGAAAGATGAATTTGGCAAATGCCAAGCTTGTTTACCAAAACAAGGCATTAGGCAGCACCTCCTTGAATGAGCGACAAAAAAATCAAATTGTCGAAGCTGTTAGTCGTGCCAATTCTGTTGAGGAAGCGCAAGTATTATATGAAACAATTCAAAACGCAGTGGGCGTTACGAGTTCTTCCCAGAGCCCGCGACCGCAGACACTTCGTGAAGCTGTTTCTAGACATACGTCGCTTTTACTCAGCTCTCAAAGAGAAAGCAAGGCAACCAATGATCCTAGAATGGATCGTATGCTGCGTCTAGCAGGTTTAGTTGATTAATATATATAAAGGAGGTTAAAAACTAAAATGTCTATCATACAAAAATTAACCGAAGGTATTATTAATCGTGATCTCGCGAAGGAAGGTGCTACACTTATTAATAAGTGGGAGAGTACTGGCCTTCTAGAGGGTCTCGGTGATGATACGGTTCGGAACAGTATGGCTCGACTGCTTGAAAATCAAGCTAAAGAGCTATTACGTGAGTCATCCAGCATGTCTGCTGGTGACGTTGAGGGCTTTGCGGCTGTCGCATTCCCCCTCGTTCGCCGTGTATTCGGCTCCCTGATCGCTAACGATCTCGTCAGCGTTCAACCAATGAGTCTGCCCTCGGGGCTGATCTTCTTCCTGGACTTTACTGTGTCCAACGAGATCGGCGATAGGGCTTCTACATTCGGTCGCCTGGGTTACCCGGCATCTTCGTCACTATATGGTGGCGGCGTTGTTGGTGCGCAGATCACCGGTGGTGTTAACCTGTCTTCGGGATCGCTCCCGCAGCAGGGACCGTATGCCCTTAACAACGGCTACTCCTCACCGACTGGTTCTCTGACCTTGGCAGGTTCGGCTTTCCGTGTTGTTATTTCTGGTACGGCGGGGTCTCAAAACTCTATTACCGGCACCGTTAACGGCGGGGGCGGTGGTACCCACGTCACTCTGGGGTCTCTGACTCAGTTCGACCCGGACTTGTCCGGTTCTTCGGTGATTGTCGCAGAGGTCGCCCTCTCGACGTTCACTCAGAATGGTGAAGAGTTCAATCGTGACGATCTTGTTGCTATCCAGGTTTCCGGTACTCGCGGCGACCATGGTGGTTTCAACATTCTCGATGCTTCGGCATCTGCGGATGATTCTGTTGCCAACGTGCGCCTCGTTCGACGTCTTACCCAGTTTGGTTCTTCGTCCGCTACAGGCCAGGTCGGTGATCGTTCCTCGGACTGGGTCCTGATGACTTTCATGTCCCGGGACTCTCTTGCTCTTACGGATCAAGCTGCTGAAAACAACCCGATGAGTATGCAGATCACCGGCGGCGCTGCTGCCGCTAACACGTGGTCTTATCCTGAAGCGGATAACTTTGATGCTTCGAATACTCTGGGTGCTGTTATCGGTGCGACGGAATGGGGACTTGAGAATAGTCCGAACATTCCTGAGATCGATATCAAGGTCGACAGTGTGGCCGTCACCGCGGTTACCAAGAAGCTCAAGGCCAAGTGGACTCCGGAGTTAGGACAGGATCTTAACGCCTACCACAACCTTGATGCTGAAGTCGAGCTGACTCAGATTCTTTCTGAGCAGATTGCACTTGAAATCGATCGTGAGATTGTTGAAGATCTCGTCCGTGGCTCGACTGCCGGTACTCGTTACTGGTCCCGTGCCGCCGGTCGTTTCGTCCAGCGTGAGACTGGTGTTGAACTCGGTGCGTCGACGACGCCTGACTTCACCGGTAACGTTAGTGAGTGGTATGAGACCCTCGTTGAGACAATCAACGATGTTTCTGCCCAGATCCACCGTAAGACTCTACGCGGTGCTGCCAACTTTGTCGTCTGCGGACCTGAAGTTGCCAACATCCTTGAGTTCACGGCTGGCTTCCGCGCTAACGTGACTGCTGATAGCGATCGTGGTGATATCGGAACCGTGAAGGTCGGTTCGCTTTCCAAGAAGTTCGACATTTATGTCGATCCATACTTCCCCCGTAGTCTGATCCTTGTTGGTCGACGCGGAGGTAGTTTCCTCGAAAGCGGCTACGTTTACGCTCCGTACGTGCCACTGCAGACTACGCCTACGATCTTCGGTGTTGAAGACTTCGTGCCCCGTAAGGGAGTCATGACTCGATACGCCAAGAAGATGGTGCGTCCTGATATGTACGGTCTTGTGATTGTACAAGATCTAGTCTAAGAGCTGACTTCGGTCAACTTTTCTGAAAGCCTCGGCTCGAAAGAGCCGGGGCTTTCTATTTAGTAGTGAAATATAAGAGGTATTCTTAATGGCGATCCCCAATCTTAATCCTGCATCTACCACTACATCTAATATATTACCGGTTACAGGAACTATTGCGAATGTTTCGAGCTCTTTACCTTTTGGAATTTATGTTACCTCTTCGCCCTTCCTATCGGGCGCCGTGGATCAGGTAGCGTACACTTATAAAAAGCTGGGAGGGGATGTTTTAGATATTGAGCTTAGTGAAGGCAATGTGTACGCAGCGTATGAGGAAGCTGTTCTTGAGTACTCCTACCTAGTTAACCTCCATCAGAGTAAAAACTCGCTCTCGACCCTTCTGGGGGCCACCACGGCCTCCTTTAACCAAGACGGGCAAATTGTGTCAGGTCACGCCTTGTCGGGATCGGATATTGAACTAACATATCCACGTTTTGATTATGGATATGTCCGAAGGATCTCGGAAGGGCTAGCCACTGAGGCTAATATCGGAGGATTGACCCCCATCTACTCGGCCTCGTTTGCTTCAGTTAATAATCAACAAGATTATGATCTTCAAACTTTGATTTCGTCCTCTGCATCTTCTGATACCGCCCTCCCTTACTACGATCAAGTGAAGGGAAAAAGAGTCGTCGTGCGCAAGGTCTTTTTTAAAACGCCGCGCGCGATGTGGCGATTCTATGGTTATTATGGAGGCTTCTCGGTAGTGGGAAATTTGCGTACTTATGGTCAATACGCGGACGACTCCACTTTTGACATTGTTCCCGTGTGGCAGAATAAGCTTCAAGCGATGGCGTACGAAGATGCCATATATACGCGGACATCTCACTACTCCTATAAAATCCAGGACAATAGACTGCGTATTTTTCCTACCCCGAACTACACAAGCCCTAAAAGAATATGGGTGGAGTTCTCTATTGACAATCAATACGATCCTTGGGAAGAAAGTGGTCGCGGAAAACAAGGAATTACCGGCGTGAACAATGCGAATACACTTCCATTTAATAATTTGCCTTATGCCAGCATTAATTCCATTGGCAAGCAGTGGATTCGTAGGTTTGCTCTAGCGGTGGCAAAAGAAATGCTAGGACAGATACGTGGCAAATTTTCTCCCGTTCCTATTCCTGGTGAAAATGTGACTTTAAACGCAGATGCGTTGCTCTCACAGGCCGCGGCCGAACAAACGGCGTTGCGCGACGAATTGAAGACACTTCTGGCCGAACTGACATATGATAAGTTGGCTACGCAGGACTCTGAAATGCAAGATGCGGCAGAAAAAGTTCTTTCTAACGTTCCGACTGGTATATACGTAGGTTAAGGGGAGGCCTAGGATATGGCAAAAAGAACACGGAGCAAAAGAACACAAAAACAGATCGAAGAAAAGACTCGCGATAAACGATATTCACATATTGGGGACAAAGAGGTCGAAGATAGGCTTGAAGAAGTAACTTTACAACCATCGGGCCTTGAAACCATTGATCGAGCGATGTGGAACTTTGTAGATGTAGAGTTAGACCTATATTTGGAGTCCAATGAGGGATTTAAAAAGGTCCCCGTACTGTGGACCACTGCTGAACGCGCCTTTCAAACTAAAGACAACAAGGAATTGAGAGATCCCAGCGGGGCACTTGTCCTTCCTCTGATTACGGTAGCTCGCACCTCTGTTAACAAGGAGGCCGACCGCCGCGGCGTTCCATATGCTCACATGTTCCCGGAACCCGACGCCAAAGGGGGGACTGTTACAATCGCGCGTACAATAAATCAGAAAAAAACGGCGGCCTTTCAAAATGCGGAAGCCAATAAGAGGTACGGACCGAACAACCGTATTCGATCAAAACGGTATAATGTTAACAAACGAGAAATGAGTACGAATAAAATAGTTTATAATACTATTACAATTCCTCTTCCTACTTGGGTTACTGTTACCTATGAAATAGCTCTTAGAACAGAATACCAGAAACAAATGAATAATTTGATTCGACCCTTCTTTACAATTGCGGGCAATTCGCGGATGCCTAAAAGAATTACGGCTTTGGGACACGCCTATGAGGTGTTTATTGATGGCTCTTTTGCGGATAACTCTAACCAAATGACCCTAGGGATGGACCAACGTAATTACGAAACGATTGTTAGTGTGGAAGTGCTTGGGTACCTCATTGGAAAGGGCGAAAACCAAGAGTCCCCGGCCATTGTAAGCCGAGAAAATGCGGTGGAATACAAGATTGGGCGTGAACGCACAGTTTTTGGAGATATCCCCTATACTATTAAAGACGGCTTCTATCGGAAATAATGAGGTCGTCACCTACGTCTAGACATTTTATTCAGATTAAAAGAGAATAAGTCTGTTGCTAATGTAAGACACTATTTAATAAGACAATCCAGTCTTAGGAGAGATACGCTAATGTCAGTTAAAAACTATAGATTTGTTTCGCCGGGAGTTTTCGTTCACGAGATCGACAACTCACAAATCCCAGCTTCACCGGCCGGCATCGGCCCGGTACTCATCGGCCGCGCGGCAAAAGGCCCCGCACTTCGCCCAGTTCATGTTCAGTCCTTCGAAGACTTTGTTAATGTCTTCGGCCCCCCCTCTCCTGGTGCGGGTGGCTCTGATGTGTGGCGCACAGGAGCTAACTCTACGGCGCCAACCTACGGGGTGTATGGCGCACAGGCGTATCTAAAAAATAGTTCTCCCCTAACTTACGTGCGACTTCTCGGCGCTGAAGCCGAAGGCACGCTTTCAGGGGAAGGCCAAGCCGGCTGGGATACTGGAACAACTGGCTCTGCCTGGGGTCTCGTAGTTTTTGAGGCCCTCCCGTGGGGTCCAGTTAGCGGTGGTTATGCATCCGGTTCCAATGGTACTGGTTCCGTCGAAGGCGCCCTCGCTGCAATTTTCTACAGTACAACCGAGCAGTGCACATTCCAGTTATCAGGAAACATTCTTGCTGCTACCGCTTCGTACGCGCAGAATGGCGCGTTGGCAACCGGCTCATCTGTTATTGTGGGCGATACGGGAGTTCCGTATGAGTTTAAGATGCTTCTTAATAACTATGATGACGGTAATATCACTCTTACGTCCTCTTTTAACTTCACCAACGCAGATTCTAAGTATATTCGTAAGGTATTTAACACGAATCCGCAAGCCACCAATAGCACTATTACTGAAACTACGGTTAATTACTGGCTTGGGGAGACGTTCGATCGTCATATGAAAGCCAATATTCCTTCCACCCCCAAGACTTGGGCAGCCATCGTGCCCCTCACTAATACTACGAATGGCAATGCCAATGGTCACCGCGACCCGCTCCAAAGCGCGCGCGCACCTGTCGTTATTGGATCTGATACCACGACTCGCGGGACCGCCGCAAACTCCTATAATGTGGAGTTAATGCCGTCTCTCTTTACCGTTCACGCCTTAGAGCAGCCCGGAGACTGGACCAATAGGAATCTCAAAATATCTATTCAGGACATTAAGGCCTCTACAAATGAATCCACCCAGTTTGGATCCTTCAGTGTTGTGGTTCGAAAATTAGATGATAGCGACAATGTTGTGAAAATCGTTGAACAGTATGAAAATTGCAATCTTAACCCCGACTCTCTTAGTTATGTGGCTCGTCTCATTGGCGATCGCACGCGTACCTGGGTTGCGGCCGAACGACGCTACAAGGTCGAAGGCAATTGGGATAATCGCTCTGATTATATTCGCCTAGCAATGGCGAGTAACGTTGAAAACTACGCAATTGATGCCACAACGTTGCCTTTCGGCTTCAGGGGCATTACCAAGTATGCTGACGACTCTAATCTCTATGTGAGCGAGACCGCCGGCAACTGGGTGGCGTCGTCTGACAACATTGGGCTGATTTATCGTTTCAGTGGTTCCACGGACCCCGGCCCCGCCGAAGGAGATGAAAACAGCAACACCTCTGTCTTCTCTATTAGTGGATCGGCCCTAACTGCTTCGGTTCTTTATCCGGCACCCGAACTCCGCGTCAGCGCTTCAGCCGGCTCCTTGGCGGTTGCAACGGATGCGTACTTTGGTCTGCAGACTACCCGCACCTCCGGCAGTAGCACCTTCGACGAGTCTACCATTGACTTACTGCGCCCTCGCGGCGGTATGGTGACTGAGATGTTCGACGGTGCCTCATCCGGTATTCGCGAATTGTCAATGTGGTTTACTTTGGACGATGTCACTGGATCTGGAGATTTTGCTTACTGGGTTTCTGGCGCTCACGCTGCCGGCAACTCCCTAACAAACCAGAGTGGCGCCATCTCGGGTGTCCTCGACGCCGGCTTCGATAGGTTTACAGTACCTCTCTATGGTGGGTTTGACGGATTAGATATCTCTGAGATGGATCCATTTAACAACCGCATTATGAATGCTATCGATCCTATTAGCGAACAGAACAGTTATCAGTTTAACTCAATTAAGCGTGCAATGGACGCATGCGCCGACCCCGAGGTTGTGGAAATGAACTTGGCTTCAATGCCTGGTCTTAACCACGAAGGTCTCACGGCTCATTTACTCAATCTTTGTGAGGATCGAGCGGATGCTCTTGCGGTCATCGACCTTAAGGGCGGCTTCGCGCCTCGTGCGGACGCGACTTCCCTTGCGAGAAACAATACCGCCTCTAATCTCAAGACTGTGATTAACAACCTACGGGATCGAGCTATTAACTCCTCCTATGGTTGTGCCTTCTATCCTTGGGTTCGCGCGCGTGACACAATTGTAGGCAGCTTCGTATGGCTTCCGCCTTCTGTGGCTGCTCTCGGTACCTTCTCTAGCTCACAGCAGAAGAGTGAGGTGTGGTTTGCCCCCGCAGGATTTAACCGCGGCGGTCTCACAGAGGGTGCTGCAGGCATTCCTGTGGTGGATGTGTCGCACCAGCTACGTCGGGTTGACCGTGATGATCTTTATGATGCTAACATCAACCCCATTGCGAAGTTCCCTGCTGAAGGAATTGTGGTCTTTGGACAGAAGACTCTGCAAGTAACTCCATCGGCACTCGATCGTATTAACGTGCGTCGACTGATGATCTTCATTAAGAAGCGCATCTCGCAGATGGCCACTCGCATTCTGTTCGATCCCAATGTTAAGGTTACGTGGAATCGTTTCCTAAGCCAGGTTAAGCCCTTCTTATCTTCGGTCCAGACGCGCTTTGGTCTCACTGAATTTAAGGTTATCCTTGATGAGACGACTACCACTCCCGATTTGATCGATAGAAATATTCTTTACGCTCAGATCTTCTTGAAGCCTACCCGAGCAATTGAATTTATTGCAATAGACTTCAATATTACTAGGACAGGGGCATCTTTTGATGATTAAAAAAAATGAAAGGACTTTTCGTTTAGTGTATCTAATTAATACAGACTTTATAGGAGACTACTAAAATGGCATTCTGGAATGACGCAGCATCGGAACCAAAGAGACAACATAGATTTTTGGTTTATATGAATTTGGGAATCGGCGCCTCCCCGACCGACGTAGAGCAGGGAGCGGAGGACACGCGAGGCACCAATCCCCCTACGGGCTTTGTTCCCTATCTCGCTAAAGCCTTTACGAAACCATCGTTTGAGGTTTCTGAGACAGAGCACAAGTTTTTGGGAAACACCTATTATTACCCCGGAAGCCTAACCTGGAATGAAGTTACTTGTACTATCATCAACTCGGTTGATCCCGATGGCCAACAGCTTCTTCTGAATGCGCTTAAGAATTCTGGGTATCTCTTCCCGCCCGAACAAGCCAATGGTGAGAATGATGGAACGATCAATAAGGCTGCAGCCCTAAGGGCCCTAGGCCTAGTTCAAGTCGAAGAGCTGAATGGCGACGGCGCCGTTCTTAATACATGGATCCTGCGAAATGCCTTTATTAAGTCCGCTACTTTTGGGGACTTAGATTATTCTGGCGACGAATTACTTAATATTGAAATCGGAATGAGGTATGATTGGGCAGAGTATGCTGGAGGCCCGGGCACCGATACGGATGCACTATTTGGGAACGGCTAGAAAAGAAAGAAGGTAATTAATGGCACAACGAAATAATCTGGAGCGCGCTCTAGGAGCCGACACTTCAGCTATACCGGACCAAGGAAGTCCGGCGCCAACCACGAGCGGAGATCTATTCTCCTTTGTAACACCCACAGAATTTGTTGAGTTGCCCAGTAGAGGCAGGTTTTATGGAGAAAATCATCCTCTCCACAATTCTGACACAGTTGAAATTCGACATATGACGGCGAAAGAAGAGGATATTCTTACGTCCGAAGCACTTCTTAAAAAGGGAGTTGCTGTTGATCGAATGATTCAATCTGTTTTGGTTGATAAAACCATTAAGGTAACAGATCTATTGGTGGGTGATAAAAATGCTATTATTATAGCTTCTCGTATCACGGGCTTTGGCCCTCATTACGAAACGAGAATTAGTTGCCCCGCATGTACTACCACTGTAGACAATTCCTTTAATCTTGGGGAGCTTGACCTGTTAGAAGGTACCGAGCTACCTGAAAATGTCACTCTACTTCCAAGCGGCAACTTTGAAATTCAGTTGGAGTCCATTGATTTTGCCGTTCAAGTGCGGCTGTTGACGGGCCAGGATGAAAATAAATGGGCCGCCTCCAAAGAGAAGAAAAAGAAGTTAAAACTTCCAGATACTAACGTCACCGATCAGTTAAAACTTGTTTTAACAAATGTGGGAGGATTCTCTGAGGCCGAGCGCATTAAGGAATTTATTGATGTAATCCCAACCGTTACCTCTCGCGAAATCCGTACCACGTACGACACTGTTATGCCAAATATTGATCTTAATCAAGAGTTTACATGCCCGGAATGTGATTATGACGGGAGGATTTCTGTGCCCTTGACGGCCGACTTTTTTTGGCCTAACGAGTGAGTACCAACGCAACGTTTATGAAGAATTTTTCGTATTGAAGCACCATGGGGGGTGGTCTTTCTTTGAGGCATACAATCTCCCCGTTCAGTTAAGGCGCTGGTTTATTGAAAGACTGGTTGAGGAGTTCGAGAACGAAGCAAAGGCCGCTGAGAAGAGCCGCAAGGAAAGTTCCACGCAAAGCCAACGTCGATAATAATGCGCGGCTTTTGCTGATGAAACTATTTACTTACAAGAGGGCCTTGTATGAAAGATCTAGTACCAATCCAGATCGATCTGAATGTAGATCCAGAACAAGTAGATGAAAGCTTCCTGGTTACGTTTGGATTTTTAACTAAAACACTGCTTAAATATATGTTCGGCGGCGCTAGCGCCCCGGCAAAAATCCGCGGCACACCTATGCAAGTTGCCTCTTTCACCGATGCACTCGGCAAAGAGAAGCGATATATGGATTCTTTCCTTAAGCACGGCCTCAACGATGAGCGCACGCTGCGAAGTCGTTCGCGATTAATGTCGGCAGTCAGCAGCTTTGAACGAGAGACGGGGCTGCGCTGGCCGTACAGTAGCTAGGGTGCGGGCCTATGGCGGTTGACGAAACAGATCTCGATCCCGAATTACGCGAGGATGCTATTAAAGATGCATACGCGAAAAACAAAATTTGGGGCGACCAACTTTCTACTATTAGAGAAATAGCAGTCGAGGAGAATCGTCTCTTTGCTGCTCGTCTTGGAAAAGACCGCATGGAGGCATATCGCCTCGCGCAAGAAGAGATCGCCCAATTCAACAAACAGCTTGAGGTGATCGATAAGCGAATGGCCCAGAGGGAGAAAGAGTTCGCCCAAGAGACCAAGTCCATGGACCAGAAGTCTGAGGCCTATAAACAGCTCAAGGAGCAGCACCAAGGTCGCCTGGACGCCGACCTTCGCGAGCGCAAATCTACAGAAAAGCTCGCAAAAAACGCTGTAAAACAGGCGCGCCTTATAGAAGCCGCCAATGAGGGGATTGCCAACTCCCTTAAAGATATAGAAACCCAGGCCGGCCGAGCCACGGAAGGTATCCTCGGCATTAACTCGGGCCTTAAGGGCACCATGAAGACAATGTTAACGACCAAGGGTGGCTTTACGGCCTTTGGCACCGGCATTTTGCGGGCCCTCAACCCCGTTAACCTGATGATTTCCCTCTTCAGCAAGGTTATTGAAATGACTATCAAAGTCTGGGGAGAAATAGATAATGCCAGCGCATCCTTCCGAAAGTCTACGGGGGTTAGTTATGCATATACGCGCTCTATTGAGGCTCAAGCCTATGCGATGCGTAGTAGTGGCGTCGACGCTAAGGAATTGTTCGGCGCTCACGAAGCACTCTTGCGAACGATGGTCGACTATACCAAGGGCACCCCGGCCCAGGTCGCCGCTTTAGGTCGTACGACTGCATTTATGCAAGAGCTCGGGGTTTCCGCGCAGACAACGGCTGAGATTGCCAACGAAGCTACTAAAAGTTTAGGTTTCAGCTTCGGCGAAGTCGAAGGCGTCATGCGCGAAGTAGCGGGTGTCGCAGAAGGGCTCGGCCGACCCTTCGATATTGTAGCTAAAGATTTTGCGACAGTATCTAAGAAGCTCGCCTTCTATGGTAAAAACGTAATGGGCGTCTTTAAGAAATTGTCGGCCCAGGCTAAGAGTACGGGCCTCTCGGTCGATCAATTGTTGGGTGTGGTGGAGCAATTTGATACTTTTGAAGGTGCCGGCAGGGCAGTTGGTAAATTAAACGCGATAATGGGGGGCCCCTACCTCAACTCCATCGACATGCTTAATGCGTCTGAAGAAGAAAGAGTCGAAATTCTGAAGCGTTCAATGAAACAGTCTGGAATGAATTTCAAGACTATGGGCAAGTACGAGCAGAAGATGATCGCCAGCAGCTTGGGCGTTAGTGTCGATGAAGCTCGTAAGTTGTTCGGCGCCGAAACAGAACAACAAAAGATGGAAGCCCTGAAAAAAGGCGAGCTAGCAAAACGGGCAAAAGAAGCTCAAAGTCTTCAAGAGAAAGCCAACCAAGCTATGAAGGCTATGGCCGCGGACATTCACGATCTACTCCCCAAGATTCACAAGGCCATCGTGTGGCTCACCGAGAAGATCACGGATCTAATTGGCTGGTTTAACGATCTTAGTGGGGGCAAAAAGGCTGCTGTCGTGGGAGGACTCGGACTCGGCGCAGTGGGCCTTCAGGCAGGCGCCGGCGCCCTCAAGCGTAAGGTGCTGGGACAAGCTGCCGGCCAGCCAGGCTTGATATCACGGATGATGGGTCGCGGAAAAGGCCCTAAAGGCCCGGGCGGCGTTAAGGCTCCCAAAGGGGTAACGGGCAAGTCGGGATCCTTTGTTAAAAAAGGCGTAGCATATTCTACCAAAACGGGCGGAAAACTCTCAGGAGCGGCAAAGGCAGGAGCCCTCGCTAAGCATGCCAAGGCCCTCGGCCCTCTTGCTCGGACTTTTGGACTCGTCTCCAAATTCCTCGGCCCAATCGGTCTTGCTATTACTGTTATTTCGGGCGCAGTTGGGCCGATGATAGATAAGTTTAAACGTTTCACCAAGATTTTTGATATGTTTAAATCCGGCGATATGGCCGGCGGCCTCAAAGAGTTCATATTTGAAGCCTTTGACAGTATGATGTTAATGGTCCCCAGGATTCTGTTGAATATTATAGATCAAACAGTTAATTCTATTACGGGCCTTATTAACTGGCTGTTTGGTACCGAGATTGGCAAGCTTGATTTATCTGGGATGTTTGATAAGTATATTGTTGCGCCCCTTAAAAAGTTTGTAATGCCTGTCATTGGGTTCTTCGTGAAGATATGGACAATTCAATTTAAGATTCTTAGAAAGGTCGTACAGGTAGTTGTGAAGGCAATAGGATGGTATTTTAAGACGTGGTGGAAGGGAGTCAAGCTCATCTTTAAGGGGCTCAAGTTTGTCCTTGTGCCCGTGTTTAAGGCGTGGTGGACATATGTTAAGTTTGTCTTCAAGGTGGTTGGCTTTCTCTTTGGGCTGTGGTGGAAAAATGTTAAGTGGTGGTTTGGTATGTTCAAAAAGATCGCAGTCGGCGCATTTAAGCTGTGGTGGGGGTACGTCAAGTTTGTCTTTAAGGTGGTTAGTGCCATCTTTACGGCGTTGTGGAAGGTAGTCAAGTTCACCTTTAACCTTATTGCTACAGTAGCGAAAAATGTATGGTGGGTGATAAAGGGTGCCGCGATTGTAATGTGGAGGAAGTTCCTGAAGCCTCTCTTCGAAACTATAGGCGCGTTTATAGTGGATGTCTGGAATGTCATAAAGGGCGCAGCAATAGTGGTCTGGGATGCCATTAAGGCTGCCGCCCTATTCGTGTGGACTCCCATAAAGGAGGCTGCAGCGGCCTTCCGCGATTGGATGCTGGAGGCTTGGGATTCCATCAAGACCAGAGCAGTGGCTATTTGGACGCCTGTGCAGGAAGCCTTTACGTCTGCGTGGGAGTGGATTAAAACCAAGGCTTCCGAGGCGGCAGACTGGATCAAGGAGAAGCTGATGTTCTGGAAAGATATCGGCAAGAAGGCCAAAGACGGTGCGCGGGATATGGTAAAGAACTTCATCGATGGTATGAAAGAGAAGTGGGAACAGCTTAAAGATAAGATTCCCGCACCATTAAGATCGGCCGGCGGCAAGATCGCCGAAGCCGGCAAGTGGGTTGGCTCCGGGATTGGAAAACTACGAGATATTGGCCGCGGCGCTGATGACTTTGTCTATCAAGAAGGCGGCGGCGGAGGCCCTAAGATTACTCCCATCAATAAAGACGATGTCCTTATGGGCTCAAAACGAGGGGGCGCCATAGATAATATATTGAAGAGACTTGGAGAGGCCAGCCCGGCAGCCCGATTGACCGGTATGATGAAACAAATGATTCAAAAGGGGACAAGTATGGCTGCCAGCGCTACCGGCGACAAGAAACCCATTATAATCAATGTTCATATAGGCCAGAAAAAGATCGACCAGATAGTTATTGATGCTTTGGACTCGCCTACCGGGAAGAAATATCTGTCGCCGTATGCGCAGTAGGAAAAAAGGAGAACTAAATTATGCGAATGATGCCCAACGAAGAAGACTTTAGTATAAACATTATTCACCTTCCTACTGGCCAGAAAGTAAACTTTATTGGATGGGTAACGTCTTTTTCTGATGCATTCAGTTCGACGTGGAACGAAGTGTCGGTGTATGGACGTATGGACCCCCTTCCCACATTTCAGAATACCACACGAAAATTGAGTATCGCGTTTGATATAGTAGCCGAGAGCCAGATAGAAGCAGTGGACAATGACCACAAAATGAATAGATTAATTCAGTTTTTATATCCGGTTTATGATCGGGGCGAAGGCAAAAACCTCCCCACAAAGGATCAGTCTATCGTGGCAGCGGCCCCTCTTTTGAAACTTAGCTATGCCAACTTAGCACAGAATAATGTAGACCAAAGCGGCCTTGTGGGATATTTAGATGGAGTAGATTATGCTCCTACCATAGAGTCGGGCCAGTTTTTTCCTCCTCGACGAGGCCCTCACGATCCTACTATGGCACCGGAAGGTTCCTCATTTTTGGGCAACCGAAATGGTGGGAATCAAATGTTTTACCAACAGCTTAGTGTGAGTTTAACCTTTACTGTGCTTCACTCCCACTTAACTGGTTGGGTAAAAGGATCAAAGAATGCATTCTATTTTGGATCAGACGTGAATTCATCTGGAGATGGTAAGTATTTATATAATTTTCCACACGGAGGCACCAATGCATTCACATTTGGAGGCCTAGACCCGGTGCCAGTAACGCCTCCTGATTCGACAGTGGATCAAGATCCTACTACGGACGGCGCTAATAGCGATATAGCGGATAAAAATACTGAACAGATAACAAAGAAACAAGGGAGCTAATGTAATGAATAGATATGATGATCGACTGGTATATCGTAACAGTAATGAGCTATATGAAAGGATGTTTGATGATCGAGGTGTAAGGTTTATTCGTCAGTTTGGTACTCCTCGCATGCGCTACCCGGCCTCCCAGCAACTGGCAGAACTAGAAACAATTCAGCATATTTGGAAAACTGGAGATCGCTTTTATAAATTGTCATCTCATTATTACACGTCTCCTGAGTATTGGTGGGTGATAGCGCAGTTTAATAAAAGACCGACGGAGGGTCATTTGACCCCCGGAGATGTTATTTATATACCTCTTCCTTTAGAGCTTACACTCGCGGCCTATTTAAGGTAACATGATGGTGGGAAGCATTAATGGCTAAAAGTTATAAGAAGTTATATACAACCTGGTACAAGGAAATGTTTGTTCCTGCGTGCGCAGCCTATGCTGTAGCATATGATTGGGGCGATATGAATTATATGAT